GTGGATTATGAAGGCTCTAACGATTATCGTACAAAGTTAGAAACCATCAAAGATTCTTATTTTCCAAAGGTTCAAATTACTGAAGATGTTGAGGCAGCACCATCCGAGGATAGTTATGAAGATGTAACTGACACAATGGCTGCTTATATGTCTGCGATTGGCAAGGTGGAAAAACGTGCCGGTTCAATGTCGCAGAATTAAGTTTTTTATAAATAATAAGAAATAGGGAGAAAACAAAAATGTTTCAAACTGAACACCTACAGGAAAAATGGCAGCCAGTACTACAGCATCCTGACCTCCCCGAGATTAAGGATCCGTATCGGAAAGCTGTTACAACTGTAATATTAGAAAACCAGGAAAAGGCGATGTCTGAGGACAGTGCGTTCTTGACAGAAGCCGCTCCTGCAAACCAAACATCGGGCGTTGCGAATTGGGATCCGATCCTAATTTCACTAGTCCGACGTGCGATGCCTTCACTTATTGCTTATGATATCTGCGGCGTACAGCCAATGACTGGTCCTACTGGACTTATCTTTGCAATGAAAGCTCGTTACACATCACAAGCTGGAACCGAAGCGCTCTTCAACGAAGCTAATACCTTCTTTTCGGGTGCATCTCCGGCAACAGCACAGACCGGTAAAGAAGTTCTTGGTTCGTTAACCAGTACATCGTTTAACGTCGGTCGACCGATGACAACTGCTGCAGCTGAAGCTCTTGGCGACTCCGCCAACAATGCTTTCCAACAGATGGCATTCAGTATTGAGAAAGCAACCGTAACTGCAAAGTCACGTGCCCTCAAAGCTGAATACACGATGGAACTAGCTCAGGATTTGAAAGCAATCCACGGCTTGGATGCAGAGACAGAACTAGCTAATATTCTGTCAGCTGAAATTCTTGCTGAAATTAACCGAGAAGTAGTGCGTACTATCTATATCAACGCCAAGCAAGGTGCCCAGGCTAATGTTACAACACCTGGTACTTTTGATCTTGATACAGACTCCGGCGGTCGCTGGTCTGTTGAGAAATTCAAAGGCTTGATGTTTGCGATGGAACGTGACGCCAACGTAATTGCTCGTGACACACGCCGAGGTAAGGGTAACCTTATTCTTTGTTCTGCGGATGTCGCTTCTGCAATGACAATGGCTGGACTTCTTGATTACCAATCTGCTCTTCAGGATAACCTGAATGTAGATTCAACTGGTAACACTTTCGCCGGCGTACTGAATGGTCGCTTCAAAGTGTACGTTGATCCGTACATGGCGATGGACGTTCCTTATGCTAATTCTGGCGCAACTGCGGCTCAGTACTATGTCTGTGGTTATAGGGGCACAAGTCCTTATGATGCAGGCTTGTTCTATTGCCCATACGTGCCGTTGCAGATGGTCCGTGCCGTTGGTGAGAACAGCTTCCAGCCGAAGATTGGTTTCAAAACTCGGTATGGTTTGCAAGTTAATCCATTTGCGGAACTGGATGCCACAACAGCTGGCCCAGGCACCAAAAATGCTAACGTGTACTACCGTCGTGTTGGAATTTCCAACTTGATGTAAGAAGTATTTACAAAAGTATCCGCCATAATAATATTATAAAAGGATACACTTTTGGACGCCCCTCCACCGCAGGGGCGTTTTTTTGGTCTATAATTTATATAAATAGTAGTAAAGAGGAGTCATTGTACAATAGGGGAAAATGAACTCCGGCCCCACATAAGGAGAAAGAAGCATGGCAACAACTAACACAACACTTATGGATACTCGTTATAAAACTATAATAAGGTCTGTAATTTCAGGTACTAATACAAATGAGGTAATTCTAGACGCTTCTGGACTTGTAGGATATCAATCTGGGATGACACCAGTATTAAATATATCAAAAATCTTTTGGTCAACTACAGGTGGAAATGTTACTATAGTAAATTTAGGAACTGGTGCTCATACGGCTATTGAATTGGCACCTACAGGTGCAGGCCAATACGGTTATCAACCAGGACAACCAGCGCTACCTAATGCAACCACTGGAGGAGCTACTCAAGGGGATGTGGGATTTACAAACGGTTCAGCGACTACAGGAACTTTAGTAATAGAATTTCATAAGGTTAATAATAGTGTTGGCCAAGGCTGGAACGGTTAATAATGGCGGATGTCGGCGGTAGTGCGGCTGATGTACAGACGGGAACGGCTGGTGCTTTAGATCGCCAGCCTACCGTCTTTGATTATTCACAGCAAAGTCAGTTCAAGGTCTTTATGCCACTGTTCCCATTAACGGAATGGTTTTGCACACGGGCAAATATTCCTGGTGTGTCATTGGGTCAAGCGGTTCAATCAACACCACTTATTGATATGCCTATCATAGGAGATAAATTAACCTATGATGATTTCTATGTAACTTTTTTAGTAGATGAACAACTAAAAAACTATATAGAAATTCACGATTGGTTAGTAAATTGTGGGGCACCTCAAGGTAGAGATCAATTTATGGATAAAGATAGGCCTGCTGGAATACCTAAACGACCAGGTCGAATTAAAAACGATCTAGTGTTAGGAGATATTTCTGGAACTGATAGAGATTTATATTCAAATATTGATTTGTTTATAATGAGTAGTAAAAATAATCCTGTAGTAAAATTTCAAATGATTGAGTGTTTTCCTATTTCATTAACCAATGTTGAATACTCACACCAAGAAGCAGATGTTCAGTATGCAGAGTGTACTGTAACATTTGCTTTCTCTTATTTTACGGTGGGGGCTGTTGGTTAGTATAAATAATTTTGAGAAGGTAGTTACGATAATCGGTAGAGTAATTAATCTTCCAACAATATTATTGACGGAAGTATAGAGAGTAATTAGATAGGGGTGATTATCCTCTGGCTACTTTCTCACCTTTATGATGGTATATATTATGGATTTAAATGAATTGCAGAATGAAGTAGATCGTGACTTGAAAATTGATGACACCGAATTAGATTTAGAAAGCATTAGAACTCCTCAGTTACATAACAAGTATCTAAAACACTATACAAAGTTTTCTTTGCAGTATAAAAAAGCAAAGGATGATTATAGTGCTTTGTATAAGTCCAAGTGGGAATATTATACGGGTAAATCAGATCCCGAAGTCTATCAAGCCAAGCCCTTTGATCTAAAAATTCTTAAATCTGACATTAATATTTATATTGATGCTGATACGGAATTGCAACAACAAGGTCAAAAAGTTGAATATTTACGACAAGTTGTTAATTATCTAGAACGAGTGTTAAAGGAAATAAATAATAGAAACTGGAACATTCGTAATACAATAGAATGGAAAAAGTTTTTGCATGGTGAGTAGCCGTGGATGAAGTAACACTTGAAAAATTTAATGAGGCTTATTTGCGTGTTAAATGTGAGCCAGCTGTGGCGAAAGAACTCTCAGAATTCTTTACCTTTGAGGTTCCGAATTCACGATTTATGCCGTCGGTACGAAACCGTATGTGGGATGGTCGTATACGTTTATTCAGTCCTGCTTCTGGTAAAATATATTTGGGACTCCTTCCATACGTCAGAAGATTTCTCGCAGAAAACGGACACAAAATTGTATACGGAGAAGGACTAGTTCCCCCACGACAATTAGACCGAGACTTAACAGTTAAGTTTGTTAGAACATTACAGAAAAAAGGCTTTAAAGCAAGAGACTATCAGATAGATGCGATACATAACATTTTGGAATCTGATAGAGGTCTTATTCTTTCTCCTACTGGTTCCGGTAAGTCATTTATTATATACGCTTTAACTCGCTACTATGTGGAGAAGTTAGAGCACGATAAAATTTTAATTGTTGTTCCTACTACTGGTCTGGTAGAACAGATGTACTCAGATTTTGCCGACTATGGTTGGTTTCCAGATGAACACTGTCATAAACTTTATGCAGGTGCAGATAAAAATACTTCTAAAGATGTAGTAATATCTACATGGCAATCTATCTATAAACTTGACAAGAGATATTTTAGTCAGTTCGGTGCTGTGTTTGTTGATGAATGTCATTTGGCTAAAGCTAAATCACTTACTGGTATAATGACTAAGTTGCATGACTGTAAGTATCGTATAGGTACTACTGGTACACTAGATGGAATGGAGATTCATCAGTTGGTGTTAGAAGGATTGTTTGCTGAGTGTAAACAAGTTACCACTACCGCACAATTAATTAAAAGAAAAGAACTTTCAAATTTAAATATAAAATGTTTAGTGTTAAGACATTCAAATCAAAATTGTTTTTTGATGAAAGGTAAATCCTATGCACAGGAAATGGAATATCTTTCTACTCATCGTTCTCGCAATTTGTTTATTTCAAAACTGGTGGTCGACCTAGAAGGAAACACTTTAGTATTGGCGCAGTATATAGAAAAACAATTAGTTCCTTTGTGTGAAATGATTACTGAATTGTGTGAAGAAGGTAGAGATATCTATTTGATATATGGTGCAACACCTACAGATGATAGAGAAAAGGTAAGGTCATTAGTAGAAGAAAATGAAAGTGCTATAATTGTTGCGTCTTATGGAACATTCTCTACAGGCGTAAACATTAAAAGATTGCATAACATTGTGTTTGCTAGTCCTTATAAGTCACAGATAAAAGTATTACAATCTATAGGCAGAGGGCTTAGATTGGCTGATGATAAACAACAGCTCAATTTATTTGACATTAGCGACAATTTGAGTTATAATAATAAAGAGAACTTTACTTTA